GGGCTTTTGCGTCTTGCCTAGAACATCCAATAATATTAGCAGTGTATTGATGCACATCTACACCATTGGCAATATCTTCCATGCCTTGTTTATCTTGTGCTAGGAATACGGCAGTTCTAAATTCTAATTGTGCAAAGTCTACTTCTATAATCTTACCATTGTAGAATCTAGATGTAATCGCTTTCTTGATAGGAAACTTATCACCTCTTGGCATATTTTGGAAGTTAGGTTTAGAACTAGATAGTCTTCCTGTGGTAGTTATATGCTGATTAAAAGAGGGGTGAAGTATTCCGTCTTCTCTTGTATTGTCTTTGATACCCGTTATAAATGTATTAAGATAAGTTTCTACTGCACTATACCTCATAATACTATCTACAAATTCTTTTAATGTGCCTTCTGCAAACACAGATATCTTTTTTAATGTATCTTTATCTGTCTTAAATCCACCCTGTGATGCGTCATGGATTGTTCTTGGGGACCAACCAAACCCTGCCTTGGCTTCTGTTTCTAAGAATATCATACCCTCACCTTTACAATCAGAACACTTTGACATGTTCTTAAAAGGTGTTCCGTCTACCTTTGTATGTCTAACTAATCCTACACCATTACAAGTTTTACATTGTGTGGCCATTGTTTTGTATACAGTATCAGTATACTTATCAACATTGTGTTGGAACTCTCTATCAGTCATACGGGGTCTACGTTTAGGTCTTTTCGTTCTTTTGTCTATACCAATATTAAATAATTCTGCCCATTGTTTTTTATCCTGTACCTTTCTAGAATAAATAACCTTAGATAAATCCTCTGTTGATGATAGATTTATTTTAGTATCACCCATCATTTGACTGACGATTCTATCTATTTTATTTTTTAATTTGTAGTATTCTTCGTTTAATTCTTTCTCTACCACATCTAATTTTTCTAGGTCCACATGATTACCGTTCATTTCCATATCAATTAATACTTGTAGAAAATCATTCATCAAGTTTCTTGTGGGAATTAGATTAGCATTAGCATGATTATTAAATGCTTCTATCTGTGCTTCGTATAATTCTTTTGTTATCTTAACATCTTGTTTACCATACTCTTCTAACTTTGGTATAGGTATTTCATCTATATTATATCCTTCATTCATATAAGTAGATAGTATATCTGATTTTAAACTAATACCTCTACGTTTACAAGATTCTTTTAGTGATACTGATTTCTTCTCACCTCTATTGATAATATATTCCCCTAGCATTGTATCATATAGTTTACCTTGATAGGTAAATCCACATTGATATAACCATGACATATCGAATTTTAAATTGTGGCCAATAACTAATTCTGATTTATCTAATATGTCTTGCACTAATTTTTTATTATCAATCGCTATAGACTTTTCAAATAAATCTGAATGATGAAAGAAATAGTATTCGTCATTGATACCTACACTCACTAATCTATTATCGGGATTAAATGGGGAGGGGTCACCTTCTTTTGTAAAGGTAGTTTCTATATCCAATACTGTTATCATCTATATCCTTTCTGCGTATCGTGATATTGTGGGTCTAAGTATTACCTCAAACTCAGCATGGTCACCGGTTAGTTTGTTCTTTGATAGTGTCACAAATCGAACACAATCATCTAAATAATTTTCTATTTCATCCTCTTTACCTATACCTAAGATAACATCTGCTTCTGCTGATTTACCTGTCTTAGAATTTTCCATAACACTAAATGTAACTCTGGACCTACCCTGTGCTTCTGCTGAAGCTTGGGACATTCCAATCACTAAGATGTCGTGTCGCTTGGCTAATTCTCTGGCCTGTCTATATACTTCTCGTAGTTTCTCATGGGTAGCATTGTATTTACCACTAACATTTATCTTATCTAATTGGTCAATAATTAAAATATCTACATCATGAGTAGAGCAATACTCATCTAAATCATCTATTGTTTTATCTACACAGTCAAAGTTTTCTATGTAAGGACTGATAGATGACCACTTTTGTTTTGCTAATTCTCTACTACCATTAAGAATATTACCTCGTTGTAATCCTGTGGAAGCATTGAGTAATCTCATCTGAGTTCTGATTGCCGGTTCTTCATTAGCAAATATAGAAACCTTTTTTTGTTGCCATGCAAAACCATGAGGGGAAGCAACAAGGCTAATCCAAAAAGCAGTCTTGCCTGTTTCTGGCCTTGCAAATATAATCATAAAGTTTCCACGACCAATACCATTGGTGGCTCTTTGTAGTGAGGGTAGATTAAATTTAAACTCCCCCTGTTCTTGTAAAGCTTCTACAATCTTATCCACATCTTTAGTTACAGCTTCGCTTTCTTCCTGTGTCTTGTCTTCATCCACATCAGCCATAAACTTTTCCACTTGTTTAAATGTACTACTACTTGGATTGTTCGATATATCTAAACATATTCTCGCTAGTTCATCTGCTTTTTTAATACGATACATAGACCTCAATGCAGTTTCTACCACATCATCACTCGGTGCTTCTTGCCTTTCTATGCTATCAATTAATTCATGAATACTTTTTTGAGAAGCATAACTCGTATTAGGAAAGTATGTATTGAAGTAAGCTAACTTTAAATCACTGAAGTTTATCTGATTGACATTAGGATTATCTCTATAAATAAATCCTATTGTTTTATATATCTCTCTTGCACCATTCTGAAATATGGATATATCTATTTCTGATTTTAACTTATCATATTTTTCTCTATTAAGTAAAGTTCTTAATATGTATAGTCGTAGGTTTCCATTTTCCATTCATCCCAACTTTCTAATATTTTAACTCCAATAGTCTTGCTTTCATTTCACATTTCTTTAATTCTAATGCAGTCAAATCTTTTGTATCACAATTAACTTTTGTTTTTTGGATAGGTTGTAATTTTTCTATTATTATTTTATTATCTTTTTTGTCCCTGTCAAATGCCATTGAACAAGAACTAATGAATAATAATAATATTAATTTATTCAACATAATCTTCTTCCTCTATTCTAACATACATTCTTTCAATGTCAAGTGAAATCCCAAATTCTTTTTGAAAAGATTCTGAAACTTTCTTTTTACATGTCTCGTCTATATCCGATACATTTCCGGCCACCTCTAATTCATAAGGTATCTCTACTGTTACTGTCATTAAGTGCTTTTTTCCAAACATATTATCCCTTTCTATGTGTATTTGTTTGTCTTAAAGTAGTCTTCGTATTGTTGTTTGACATGCTCGATGTGTTCTTGTTCTAACTCTATAGCATGTCTTTCTGCTGAACGTTTTGAATTAAATATTTTATCCCTTTCTTTTCTATATCTAGAATATTTACCTCTATATCCCCACTTCTGAGATACAAAACCCGGTACTATCACTCTATGCTTTTGTCTATTACTATTTCTTGGTATGAAAGATTCTACATTAATAAAACCGTTCTTGTAAATAGGCATGACATAAGGTTTAGAATCTATGGTTTCTTTTATGGTGTTAAGTTTATTTATTAACCTAACACCACTTCTAAGTCCCCTAAGTTCATTCTTTGTAGGTTTAGGGCTTTCTTTGTCAGAATAATTATCTTTGTTCTTAGCCCAAAAAGCTTTAGACTTATCACCATTCTTAAACCTACCCTTAATACTCTTTCTAGTATTGGCTTTTCTTTGATACTCAAAGTTATATATAAGGGGTTCTAATCTCATTATAAATATGGATTAGGTAAGTTTGATACTAAATATATTAGAAATGCAAACACAATGGTTATTGATACCATTAATGCTATAAAGTCTCGCATATTTTATTACCCCATTCTTTTAGTTCTTCTACACTTAACCATTTCAAATCTTTGTCTATCATCTTTATCTGTGTAGGAATAACATGCGATAAACAATCACGTAACTTAAAACTTTTTTCTGTGGCATCCCTGTCTAAACAAACAAAGGCCCTGTCTATTCTATCCACAATAGGTGACACAAAATTATTGGGTATACTTGTACCCATAAGGGCAATCCCTGTGAATCCGGCAAGTGCCACCTTACATGCTGAAATACAATCTTCAACTATAAATCCTATATACTTATTGGTCCCCACGATAAACGGAACAGGGGGTGTGCCATACTTATACCACTTAGGTGCAGTATCAGAGTGGAGTAAGGCTCTACCTACTGCACCCACCACCATACCGTTGTCTTCCACCAAAAATACTAACCTACTTTGTTTTACATCGTACATTAGTCTTGCTTCAGTATCTGTGATACCAAAACTCTCTAGGTATTCCCTCGCTTTATTGTTTCCAAATACAGTCACAAAATGATTAGGTATGACAAACTCTTTAGAAGGTTCAGTTTTAGAGGGATTTAGGAATTTGTCCAAGTCTTCTGCTCGAAGTTCAGAATCTGTCATACCTTTAGCCGTGCAATTAGCATGAAAACAATTCCACACCAATCTTCCATTCTCATGTCTTACAGATAGAGTATTTCTATTTAAACAAAACACACAGTCCCCACGATAGGATTGACCAAGTCCTATATTGAGCTCTTGAATTTTATTTAATTGATATCTGTAATCCATACTTAATAGTATACACTAATTAAAAATAATGTCAAGAAAAAAATTTATATTGACAAATTGAAAAAAATATGTTAACATATAATTGTCTACGGGGGACATATATACCTGTGGAAACCTACTCATCTTTCATTGTCTTTGTAGGTTCTGCAGTTAAGATAACTCTATCAAAATCTGTATCATAAACACTAGAGGTTAAACCTTCTATTAGGTATAACTCTTGAGCCTCTAATTCATTGTTTGCTCTAACATAATATTTTCTTGTTCTTGTTTCTTTGACTATGACTGTCCACATCTTAGGCATATCTATAATTTTTGTCATTCTTTTCATACTCCCTTACTGCTTCACTAACATCACCATAAAAGAAATCCTCATACATGATATTTACTTCTTCATCTGTTAGTTCCGGATATAACATATCC